CAAGAATCCATGTTCAGGAAATCGATTCGGCGCTTATCCCACTTGTACGACTGCTGGATAGGAACGCCAGCCATCGTCATCTTACCGCCGAAATACAAATCCATTCCCTGACCAGACGAGGCATCCTTATCAATCGTGGTGACGAGCATACCGAGCGATTCGTATGCCGCCGCCTGAGCCGGATGCATCCATGCCTTCACGTTCGGCATCTTCATGGTGTTGTTAGATCTATCGCCTAACAAGTTAAGAGCCAAACGTGGGAATGGCAAAGACAATCCAGAACCGCCTGCATCAACGCGCGATGCACGAATCGCTGGAGTTGACGACCGAGTGAATCCTAACCACGTTCCCGTTGAAGCATTGTTAACGTGATATGGAACACCGAGTAATGAGACAGGCGATGCACCTGAGACGCCTTCAATCACGATCTTATCGCCAACAGCGGGAACAGGAGTTACCGCGGCGAATCGAATCGTCTTGGTCGGAACATCACGGAAAGAGATTTCCGGTTCTTCACCAAGGACCGTCTTCTGTGTGGTCAATGCGGAGTTATAGATGTTAATCTTCTGACCTTCCATCAAAAGTTTAACACCGAAGTCCACGTCGAGCACAACCGTATCAACACCCGCTGATGTCGAATACGCAGTGATGGTTCCGAGAACACCGTTACCTCCGGTCATGCACATGGAATCCATATGCGCCCGGAAGTGTGGCATTGCCGCGGCCATGTTCTTGTTGAACGTATTGATAATGGCCTGCGTGGAACCACTTGTCGCCCATTCCGACTTCTTCGTCCACTCTAAAGCGTAACGAAAGTCAACAATGGGAATGACCGCGTTTTCGTATCGAGGACCGGAACCGCGTCCAAGATTGCCACCGTCGGGATTGTACTGACCGAAGTATCCGCCCGGAGCAAACTGGACGGGAATCTTCATGTCCCGAGTGTTTACCTGTACGGCGTCGGTTGACTTTTCAACCTGAGAATAGAAGGTATCTTCTACCTCGTACAGGACCGAGATCTTCTTTTCGATACGCTCCAGCTGAACTGCAAGTGTATCGGCTACGTTCTGCGGGTTAAGGGGCTGAGCTGGCACGCGTTTTCTCCCTAGTTATAAAGCTGCTAACTATTGAGAAAGTCGATCTCTTTCATCTTACCGGATCTAACAGCGGATTCCTTATCCTTATTCACTGTTACGTTACGGCCGGAAGCAACCTTAGAATCACTTCCCGTCGCACGCTTATGTGTAGAAGGTCGAGCCTTGCCATTAGAACCTTTAAGCGCAGCAGATCGAACTTTCTTAATGATTCCGGGGAGTGCTAACTTTGCGCGCGACAGATACGCGGATTGTACCCTGTCCTTCCACTCCGTACTATAGCGATTGCTCGCTGCTTGCTTTAAAAGCCGTTCCATATTGGAACGATGAGCGGGGTCATCTCGAAGGACGGCTGCGAGTTCGTCCATACAATCACGCGTAATCGAGCGACCTAAGAAATCTGTAACATCATCCGGGAGATTCTTCGAAATGATGTTGCTGATTGACTTCGACGAAGTGGACAGAATCGAATCAACAAAGTTCTGATGCTGACCACGTAGAATCTCTTGGTTCTCCCGCTGAAGTCTCACCTTTTCAGGGTCTTCGGCTTGAGAATTATCTTGCCGAGTAGACTTAGCAGGCTCTTCTACCTTATCATCTCCGAATACCCACTCGTGAACGTTAAGTGCGGAGTCCATAAGGTTCTTATTCCCGTTACGCTTGGCATCATTGTAGGCACTTCTGATCATGTGCTTGATGACAGGCTCAGTCACCGCTTGGAATGCGGGGCGATTCTTATGTAACAACGCGGGAAGGAAATCCATGATGAATTTCCGCTGCTTGTTTACATCGTACTCGCCCAGCAAGTCAATAAAATCACCGGGGTCCGCTTGCGAAATACGTTGCTCACCGGCTTTGAGATTGTTTAGCTGCTCGTAACTTTCCCTAGCGTCTTCCACTGTTGGAAAGAGCTTGGAGTAATCACGCTCACGAAAGAAGGTTGACCTAAGTCCTGGGAAGTCTTTGAAGAGTTTAGGATACTTGGCGGTGAGTTGACGATAAGTTGGCTTGCCGTAGCCAGTGCCAACCTTCTCATCCGATTCTTCGTCTTCCGACTCGTCCTCTGATTCCTCTTCTTCGTCATCGGTATCCGAATCCTCTTCAGGCTTAGACTCTTCCTCATCGTCATCTAAAACGATGTCGTCGTCCGAATCTTCAGACTCTTCTTCCTCGACTTCGGGTTCTGAATCTTTAACCGCCTTCGCTGGTTCGTCATCATCACCACGAAGAATAGCTAAGTCATTACCACGAGTTTCTTCAATAGGCGGCTGTGGCATTTGTTACGGCTCCATCGGAGCGGGAGTATTAACATTAGGCGGCGGTGTTGGTGTACCTTCTGATGGCTGTCCACCTTGCGCGTTACCTAATGCGGGAGTTCTCGCCCCGGAATTCATAGCTTGCACATGTTCGTTGTGATGTGCAAGAATTAACGAATAGACCTTAGGACTATTTAGTTTAAGGTCCTGACCTTCTTTCGACTGTAAGAATGCCTTGCAGATCTGAGCTTCGACTGCATGATCATCTACAATCGGATCAACTCTGACTGGAGAGATAACTTCTCCCGTAGCTGACACTGGACCCATATCGTCTGAGTCTTGTGAAAGAGAAATGATCTGCAGGATTTCCCTGAACTGCTTTGTTCTTGCTTCATCACCCGGAATCTTCAGATCGGGTAAGCCTGATAACCTAACTAACATGTGCGTGTTTTCAGGGGAGAAAAGCACAGCATTGATTTCATCCGAGTTGAGCTTAAGTAACTCCATGATGACATCACGCTGCTGACCCCAACTCATCGGTAATGTATTGCCCGCCGAAGGTTCTACGTGTCCAATCCTACCCTGAACCGCATCGGCTTGAATTGATAAGTTAAGGAACTCTCCCGGACCAACAGTAGCGGTGTATCTTTCGTCTTCGAGTAAGGAATCAACGTAGATAGGTACACACTTACTCATGATCTTTGCGTACCATCTTGTCGCGGCCTTGTGAATCAATGACAGTCTTTGTAACGCCTGCTGTCTACTCGCCGCGTATTCGGCATACGTTTTACTCCCGCCCTGAATCGTACCACCGTAGATCGAAGGAAATGCTCCGACTAAAAGCTGAGAATACTGTTGGACTTTAGAGTCGAACTTATCAATTTCCTGCGACATCGTGGCGGTGCGTGTAGTGAAGAATCCTTCCGCCATCGCGCGGCCCGCTAATGCTTTAGCTTGCGTAACCATTCCGGGCTTACGACGAGTCTTCGAATACTGATCGAAATCTAATACCTGTGGGTCTGCAAAGGTTTCCGGGATAGCCTGTCCCATCGTGTCTACCGAAAGATTCACGATGTCGTTCTGTACTTCCTGCGGGTCAAACAGCGGCTGACCAATAGGATTCATGTGAACGTGGGACGAGACAGGCGATTCCCAAATTGTCCACACGTCGTCTAACTTTTCGCCGCGGACCTCGATGACTTCGTTGGCAATGATCTCCGCGTACAATCCGCCGGGGAATTTTCGCTTGAGTTCATTACCAATTTCCACACTCTCGTAGAAATAAGCACATGGTCGAAGCCATATGCACTGAGTAGTGACGCGATTAGCGTCGTCGTTTTCGTATCCTTGCGGGTCGCGAGCGTAACGTTCGTATGAACTGATGTCCGAATGTCCTGATATGTTTCGCCCTGTGCGCGCCCGTGCTTCGGAGACATGCTCATCGAACTCTAAAATTAGATAAGGAGTATCACGCTGAGTCCGAGCATACGGAGAAACCTTAACGTGGTCAACTCCGTAAATCTTAATTGCGATTCGACTTTTGGGTACGTCCTTCATGCCTTCGAATACTGAAACCTTCTCTTCGGTCTCGACTCTTTCAACCTTATCAGAGGAGCACGTAGGACAGATTGCTACTTCTTCGTCGAGTTTTGCTTTACACCGTTCGCATTCCCACTTGATATGAGTTTCGGTTTTCTCGGCGTATTCGGGGGTGGAGACGGTTCCGTACTCTTCGTCAGTGTCGAGGTAATGGTAAGCGGCGACGAGTGGTGACACCCATGCAAGATATACCGCATATGAATACAGCAATTCAACGTCGTTATGTCGCTGAATTAACATCGCCGCGGCGGAGTAATTCCTTGCCGTGTCGATATCATTCGCGTTCTTAGCGTCGTCGGGGAGAAAGTTTATTCCTGGGACTTCAACGGTGAGCGCGGCAATAACTGCTTCACCATGTGCTCGATAGACATTAAAAACGCGATTCTGTTCGTCGTCATCACGTTCGTAGTCTGGGGATTCGTGGAAGGCCCGATAATCATGTGCGAGGTGGTCGTAGTATAATCTCTGAAAGCCGCGGAAAAAATATTCACCTTTCTTCTTGAGGAGTAAGTGGTCATCGCGAATGATCTCGTGTTCACGCTCGAATCCTCGGGCGATGTTCAGGATGTTCTTCCCGAGTTCAATTTCGACTTCATCCTTAACATCGTCCCGAGAATCTTCGGCCATTTGTTTTACCCTTTACTTCTTGTCCGAATCCTTTACTACAACAACAGGCGTTGCAACGGGCGGCTTTGCAACTGGAGCCTTCTTAGTTGAATCAGCTTCCGGTGTTCCCTCTTCGCTCTGAATCGGTGGAACGACGTTACCGGATTCATCAACCTTCGGCTGTCCGGTAGACGTTCGCGTAACCTTCAGTTCGTTCTCGACGGAATCGGCAAGCAACTGATTCCATTCCGCGATAGCTTCCTCTTCGGTGTGCTGCTGCTCGGGCGTGAGCTTTGCGATGTCCTGCAACGTAGCACCAAAGTTATATCCGGGGAACTTTGTTTCAGCCATGATCTTGCCGAACTCTCGATTAACTTCCATCGGAAAGAAGGCTTCTAGCCACTTGACCTGAAGCTCCTTGAAGATAGAAGGTTCAGCCTTTACTGCTCGAATCGAAACACCAGCGCGCACTGCAATTTCCTGGCGGCGATTCTCAGCGGCCATCATATCATTAACGTCAATCATCCCTATGCTCCTTTGGTAAATACTCCGGGCTTACGTAACGCCTTCTTAGATTGCCGCCCCAGGATTGATTCGACAGGCATCTTGAATTTGCTCATTTCTTTAGATGCCGCCGCGCTCATTTTACCGTGACGCTTTGCTGTCTCGGCATCCTTGGTAGCCTTCTTTTTCTTCTTCGAAGGTTTACCGTTAGGACGATTGTCTACTTGACTCTTCATTACGTGCGTCCTTTGCACGAGCATCATCGAGTTGCATTAACTCGGCCGCTCTTGCTTCCTGGCGGGCAATGTGTTCTTGCCATCGTAATTTGCTCAGGTCGCTAAGCCGTTTACGTTCCGCATTCTCTTTCGATACTTGAGGTTCAAGAGTATGCGGCCCGCGGGATTCTAAATCAACTGGAGGCGTGTTCGGGAACATTATCTTGTTCGAGAGCTCAAGGTAGCGTTCCCGTTCGATGTTAAGCTGAGACTCAAGATGCGAAACCTGACGAGTTAGGTAGTCCTCAAGTTCAGTGAACTTAGGCGGTACGAATACAGCCCTGAGGAATCTTAACGCCGCCCACCAGATTTGAATCAATCTACCTTCTCCTCGGTCTCACTGAAAAGGGAACGACCTTATTATCGATCTCTTTGGCTTGGATGTAGAACGAGGTCAAGTCACCGCGCTTCTGACCCTCGTTGTAATTACGTTCCATCTTCGCCATGTGGTCAAAGCGCCTACCTGCTCGAAAACTACTATCCTTGAATCGTGAACAGGCTTGTAGAAGATATCTCAAACCGTCGTAAGGGTCATCGCCATCGAACTCTTTAACGTCCTCGGGATTCTCGGGATCGTATACACAGTTCGGAATCGTGTCGATGACCGCTTGGCAATTCTCAAAGACTTGAAGTTTCGGTAGATTTTGCTCTTCAGGTTCTTCCTCGAAGAACTTTACGTATTCGGTGTACTTTGCTTGACCGTAGTTTCTAAGGATCTTTGTGGCGAGTTCTTGATTAAAAGTTCCAGCAATGTCTTTAGTTCTTGGTTTAGGGGTCCAGCGGAGATAGTCATGAAGGAGAAGTTTTCCCCCGATTCGGTCGTTAATAGCCCGCTCAGGCGTGTATCCCGAGTATTGTGTAAACTGTTGATCGATAGTTTCAACACCGCGGTTTTGCCAAGCTGAAGGATCGAGGCAAACTGTTTCAAGGTTATCCCCTGAGGATAGCCGTTTGAATTCACTAGCCCACTCCGCGATCATCTTTCGTTTTTGAAAATATTCACGATAGAGATAAACTCTTCCATCGGGAGCAATTGCTGCCCAACCAATCCATACATGCGCTGCAAAGCCCCAATCGATAGCCGCGACACGAGGCCACCAGAATGGGATGGCAAAAGGTTCGATAACGTGACGAGCGTTAAAAGGTTCGTCGGGCAAAGGTTCCAATCTAAAGTTGAAGACCTGTCCTTCGAACGTGTACCAATCTCCATACTTCTTAGCCCGCTTTTCTGCTTCAGTTGGTAACATCTCCAACTTAGCAATGTACGTCGGATCGTTCTCTAATAGATGTTTATTATCCTCGACGCGGGCCGGTAAGTAGAATCGTTTAAGGCCTGTATTCTTGTCGACCAAGACCTTAAGGCCTTCTCTAGCCGGATCGACGAATCGTTGTCTGACCCAAGTATGTCCAACGTTTCCTGGGTTTGATCCTGCTCGCGTGATAGCAGGTAATTGAGATGTTGAAGATCGGACTCGGCTGGCCACCAAATAAAGATATTGGTATTGGGTGAAGTGAGTAAGCTCATCCCATCCAACGTAATTGTATTCAACGCCGTCGTATTTGGTGATGTCTTTCTCATGCTCGGCGTGTCCAAATGCTTGGTAGCCACCGTTAGGAAACGTCCATCGCTTCTTCTGCTGATTGTACGTTGCACCTGTCGATTCATACCACTGGTGCGAGCGTACGATAATTTCCGCTTCTAACTCGGGGAATGTTCTGCGTAAGATTAAGCCCTTGTATCTCGGGTGCTGATGCCATCCGCGAATTAACGGAAGCATGTACAAGATTTCAGTCTTACCCGGACCTGCGGCGCCGCCATACAATGCCTCGAATACGGTATCGGGCAATGTAACGAATGTCTCTTGCTTTCGCGTGGGAGACCATTCGAGTATTTGCGGTTTTGACTCTTCTTCGGACATTGCAAGTAAAAGGGGTTGACGGCTTCATCCTGGGAGACTTCGTAGGACCGCCAACCCAAACATGAAAAGTTCGCGGATTGTATAAGCTATCGGTACTGGATTCTGAGCGTATTGGCGCTCAGTTTATCTCATTCCCGACCACGTTCTCCCGAAATACAATCCACGAATAATGTGGGCAAAGAACTAAAGTGATCCCGCAGATTGCATGGGGACGACCAGCAAATGCGCAGTAGTTCTTTACCCAACTTCGATTTCAGGATAGTGGTAATTCTCTCTAACTTGCGGAGAGTTGATGACCATCTGGATTCGATTATCGTTCAGGTTCATCGATTTATCCCGCATGTTAGCGGCGACTTTCGAAAGATTCCCCGCGACAATCGACTTGTCTTTCGCACCTAACATCATGACATCGGTTTCATCTAAGAGACCAAGAGTCATCATGGTTTTACGTAGTGCTTCGTCTTCAATCTCCGCGCGTTTCGATTCGGCTTTCTTGACAATTGCTTTGAGGTTCTCGTCAATGTTTCTCGAATTGTCCAAGCCGTTAGCGAAGTTAGAGACAGTTGATTCCGCTACGTTGAACTCGCGCGCGATGTCCGTTTGCTTAGAGTCTGTATTCACCGCGAGCGCCGCGATTGTAGCTTTCACGTAGTCGGGAATCTCTACTGTTCCTTTGCCGCGTCCGATGTTTGGTTTTTCTTCAATAACCAAGGATGTTTCAGGCGTAGAAATATCCACGCGAGCAAGGTAGTTGCGCTCGCTAGACATATTACGCGCCGCCGTTTCAGGTTTGAGAAACATCATGATAATAACCTAATATAAATAACTAACGAGTGGTACCGCGCGGAGCCCGTGGCGGGAGAGATTGTCCTGGATGGGGGAGATTGTACTAGATGTGGGGGCTTGAAGTCAATAGCTATTTCCGGCTATTTAAGAGTGGCACCGTGAGGCTCGACCTATGGGCCGTCTTGCGCGCGTTCG